ATTTCTTTTTCTTTGCCCGCTTTGTCAGTGCTGCGGCACTCTTTGTTGTCAAGCCGATAGCGCGGTCAGTCAGACCTAGCTTGTCCTCATATACCTCAACGCGGCCAGTGTTGACCAAATCCAGCCCGATGTTCTCAGGAACCTCTAAAATGTCACCGACAACGTGAGCCACGCCTTTGACGACAATGTTTCTTTTGCATTTAACTTTCATATCAACCCCCAGTGGGAAAAGGCAGGGCGACCAGAGCCGCCCCACCAGTTATTTAGGCATCAATGTCCAAGCAAGCCGCAAACGACTGTGCGTGACGGACAGCAATGTCCAGTTCCTGCATCACGCGGATACGAACCGCGCCAGATGATCCAGCTGTGTACGGATCAATGAGGATGTCTGGTGTTGAGAAAAAGCCCATCATCAACTGTGAGAAATCACCGAAGATCATCGCTGACGCTGTGGTCAGGGTGCCTTTGGTGAGGTCTGATGGCACGTTGTTGGTGACAGCCAAGTTGTAACCATAAAGCTGGTTCCAAGGCGCATCAAGCAACATAACGCTGTCAGTTGAAGCAACTTTTGATGTTGACGCCATCAAAGATTTCACTTTCGGGTTGGTCAGATACGCAAGGGTGTTGCCGTTGATCGCGGCGTTGTCCACCTCAACCTCTTTGACGAGGTTTACGATGTCATCCCAAGCAATCGCGCCACCGTTGGTGCCGATAGCAACTGAACCAATGCCAGCTGTGTCGATGATACCAGATGGCTCGTTTGACCCGCCACCTTCGATAGCAACGTCCTCAACCTTCTGAGCGATAGCGTTCAAAAGATCGTCACGAACAATCTGCTCAACAGATGGGTCAGACTGGATCATAAGCAGACGTGAAACGTCTGTGAATGCGCCCAGTGACTTTGGTGACATTGTGATCTGTGAGAACACAGCGTTCACCTCAGATGTTGCGCCATTCTCAGCAACGAACCCAGCAGATACGCCAGTCGCCAGCTTTGGAATAGCCACATCACCACGCAGACCGGTCATAAACCGTGCGCCCAACTCGTTCATAACCAAGCGAGAACGCAGGGCATCAACGAACTGATCACCAAGGTGATCTGTAGGACGCAGGAAACCGCCAGCACTGTCAGTGCCGACAGTCAGGTCACGGCGACCGCCCCAGAAGCTGTCTGGTGCGTAGAAGCCACGCGCTTCACGGCCAGAACGCTTTGCGATTTCCTCAGAAACCTCACGCTCAAGACCTTGCAGACCGGAGCCATTGACCAGACCGCGAACAGCTTTCATAAAGCTATAATCACGCTGTTCTTTGGCTGACATATCAACCGCACCGGCTGACTGCTCAAGTGGCTTGCCTTCGCCGATGGCGTCCAGCAAAGTTGCGCGGAATTGCGCTACAGTTTGACCCGCACCGATGGCCTCATCAGCCAAATCGCGGCGGTTATGCTTAACGGCAAGATTGATGATTTCTTGCGCGTTCTTTTGAAATTCACGCTTGGCAGCTTCTGCGGCAGCTTCGCGGATTTCTTCGTGATTAACTTCGGTCATTTTGACCTCCTTTTTCTCAATCACTGGTTCGATAATTTCAGCACTGCGATTGACGCCCACACCGGCATCGGCTGGCACACTCACAATACTGGCTTCATACGGAACCCACGAGCTAATTGCGACTGTCCCATCGCGTTCGTTCTTTTGTTCCATTTCGCGGATTTGGTATCCGATGCTGACATTGCTTCGGATGCCGTCCTTGACGTCTTGATAAACCTCTTGAGCCAGTGCGCTTTTTCCAAAGCGAACCACAGACCGCAACCGGCGATCTGCTTGATCCAAGTAGGTGCGCTCAATGACGCCAATCTGTTTTGTCAGGTCGTGATCCAGCAACAAGGGCGCGTGGCCGCTGTTCAACCGTGACAAATCTACCGCGCCATCAGTGTGGCGCAAAACCTCTAAACCGAAAGACCGCTCAACCGGTTCCTCAGAACTAATTGACATTCTGACGCGGCGGTCATCTTCTTCGACCATATCAGCGGCGCGGGCGCGGAACACCAGTTCCCCGCGATCAAGCCGATCCTCAGTTTGTTCAATTTCGTTTTCCATTGGTGCATTATCCACCAAATCATCAGTTTTTTCAATCTGGTCATCTTCAAGCATTTCAATGCCCCTTTCGCCTTCTTCTTTATACTTTGCCATCGTCTTGCCCCGCGTCTATTGACGGCTGTGCCGGTAGCTTTGTGCCAAACGGCTGGAAAGCGGTGTCGATGCCGTACCGGTCAGCTAGTTCGCCCTCGCGATTGATTTGCTCAAAGATTTCCTCAGTATCGCGGCCATATTGCGAATGCACATCTTGCAAGCTGACGATGCCGTTGTTGAGTGCCGTGACGCTTGCTTGAATTTCCTTTTGTGGGTCAACCCACGCAAAGCCGCGTGGCCGGTAGATGACTTGATCCGCAAACAGGTCGTATTTGCCCATCGGCAGATTGATGCGGCCAACTGTGATTGCCATTTCTAGCCAAGCCCGATAAATCGGGTCAACAAACTGGTCGATCATAAACTGCTGCACCATCTTGAAATGGTCGCGGTCCTCAATGGTACCTTGCCGGATTGATGAATAGCTGACGCCTTCGAGGTTGTTAGCAAGCGACACATAACTGACGCCAAGGCCAGATGCGATACCGCGCAAAATAGCTTTTTCAAACTCATCGAAACTTTCTGTGCCACTGGACGGATCAAAGGCAGTGAAGGACATACCGGCAGGCAACTGACTGAAGGTGCCAGGGCTTGCATCTAATATTGGCGCGTGATTGTCGTAATCATCACCGATGAAGCCGTCACCTTCTGGACTTGTGAAAAATCCCATCTTTGACGCGGCGACACGCGCATTGACAAGCGTGGCCTCCTCATAACCGTCCAGCATTTTAAGCCGTGACAGCACGTTAGACATCCACGGCACACCTCGCGTTTGTCCGGCGCGGTCTTGCAAATAACAGTGAATGATCTGATCGGCTGGCACAATCTTATGATGACGCTTGGTCTTGCTGCCATAGCCTTGATCGTGGTGTGGATGATCCTCGAACAGATAATAGTTGACCGGCGCCCCAGTGCGGCGATCCAGTTCAACACCCATCCGAACCTCGTTGCCGTTGTTGAGTCGGGCATCGTAACCCTCATCCAAATAATCAGCTTCGAGGAATTTCAACGAAAAGCCGAATGGATTGCCAGCAGGGTTCTTGATTTTCTGGATCAGCACCTCGCCATCGCGGGCCAGTGTTTCAATGAACAGCCTTTGCGCTTGTGACCACGACATCCGGCCATCGACTGTGCAAAAACCGGCACGGCCCCACGCTTGCCACGCTTGTTCAATGATCCGGTTGCCAACACTGTCAAGCGAACCATCATCGTTGCGCTTGCGAACCTGTATCCGCACACCGGCGGCCCCGACCACATTTGTGGTCATTATTTGCAGATAGCGGCGGGCATATGGGTGATTGCGGCTTATTTCGCGGCATCTATCGCGCAAAATACGCAATGACGGCTTGATTTCACTGTCGGCTGATCGGCTGCTGGATATGAAATCACTGAACAATCTGCCAGTGTCTGCACCGTGATAAGCCCGAACCGCCTTGCGTGGTTGAGGCTTTGCTTTGAAAAAGTCAAAGATGCCCATTGTTAAAACCTCACTAGGACAGTTTGGCCGGTTGTTTCACCGGCTTCTGCGCGTTCTTTTGCCCGCTCTTTTGCATATTCCTTGCGGTAGTAATCACGCGCTTGGATCAATTCTTCATATGACATCTTGGTCAGCGAACGACCGTTGATCGAATAGCTTGAAACATCTGCATCGGCCTTGCCTTGCAGGATGCTTTCGATTTTGTCGATCATTATTTCGGCGTGAGTGCGCGGGTCTGCGCCGTTGACGTCCAAATCTTCGACAGCGGTGAACGTGCCACGCTCGATGACCACCCGATTGCCGGTAGCGGTTTGCGTGACCTCTAATTGCCAGTGATAAAAGCCCGCCGCATATGTTGCAGTTGTTGCGCTATCTACCTCAAAGACATATGTGCCGCCTGTCTCTGTGGCTGGAACCTTTATCTCTGTTGATCCACCGGCTGTGATGCGGGCGACATATTCCATTGAATAGTCGGCCAGCGGATAATCATCCACAAGGTCGGAGCGTTTCCAAAGAAGATAATCGCCGATGACGATGGTTTCGGGTGCTTGACCGTCAGGTGCCTCGTCTACATCAAATCTGTTTGCCATTATTTACCGCCAGTTATTAACAAAGCCGCCTTGCCGTGGTCGGCGGGCCAGTGGGTTCGGCTGTTGCGGCTGCGGTGTTGGTTCTGGTTCCGGCGCATTGACGACCCTATCGGCAACAGCGTTAATATTCAGCGACAAGATACACA